TGTAAAGCTTAAGCCTGTGCTTCCTCAGAACTTCCTAATTGACCCTGTAGCAACGTCTGTAGAAGACGCTATGGGTGTAGCTGTTGATGAGTTTGTGAGTAGTCATCATGTTGAACTACTACAAGAACAAGGCGTGTATAAGGACGTGTACGTTGGTAACGCTGCTCCTGATACAGACCTAGAGCCTGACCAAGACCTTACTGTTTACAGTGACGACAAGGTACGTCTTACTAAGTACTATGGTTTAGTGCCACGAGAGCTTCTAGACGCCGCTATGAGCGACGATGACGAAGAAGAGGTACAAGAGGAAGGGTCTGATTCAAAGTACGTAGAAGCCGTTGTAGTAATTGCAAACGGCGGTATCTTACTTAAAGCTGAAGCTAACCCCTACATGATGCAGGACCGACCTGTTATTGCTTTTCCTTGGGACGTAGTACCCGGACGCTTCTGGGGTCGTGGTGTATGTGAAAAAGGCTATAACAGTCAGAAAGCCCTTGACACTGAATTACGTGCTCGTATTGACGCACTAAGCCTTACTATCCACCCAATGATGGCTATGGATGCTACGCGCTTACCTAGAGGCTCTAAACCAGAAGTACGGCCCGGTAAGATAATTTTAACAAGCGGAGACCCTCGTGAAGTACTTCAGCCTTTCAACTTTGGGCAAGTTAATCAAATTACTTTTGCTCAGGCCGGAGCCTTGCAGCAGATGGTACAGCAAGCAACAGGAGCCGTTGACTCAGCAGGAATTGCAGGTCAGGTTAACGGCGAGAGTACTGCCGCTGGTATTAGTATGTCTCTTGGCGCTATCATTAAACGCCATAAACGCACACTAATTAACTTCCAACAATCTTTCTTGATTCCTTTTGTTAAGAAAGCAGCTTATAGGTATATGCAATTTGACCCCGAAAATTACCCTGTTGCTGATTATAAATTTAACGCTAGTAGTACTTTGGGTATTATTGCAAGAGAGTACGAGGTTACTCAGCTAGTTCAGTTGTTACAAACTATGGGCAAAGAGTCTCCGTTGTACAATACACTAATACAGTCTGTTGTTGACAACATGAACTTGTCTAACCGTGAAGAACTAGTTGCGGCTCTTGCTCAAGCCTCACAGCCTAACCCACAAGCACAACAGATGCAACAACAGGCACAACAGTTGCAGATGCAGTTCCAGCAGTCACAGACTCAAGCACTAACTGCTCAGGCTCAAGAGTCACAAGCTAGGGCTACTAAGTTAGCTGCCGAAGCTGCTGTAGTTCCTCAAGAACTAGAAATTGACAAGATCAACGCTATTACTAGAAACCTCAAAGAAGGTGATGCTGAAGATAAAGAGTTTGAACGCCGTATGAAAGTGGCTGATACTCTCCTCAAAGAAAAGCAAATAGAAGGTAAGACTAATGCTAATAACGCAAAAAGAAATGCAGTCCCTACTGGACCAAGTCAACGACCACTTCAAAGGGACGTTCCAGCGCCTCAAAATCCTAGAGGACCAGCTGAACCAACTGGAAATCAAGGTGGAGGGATTATCTAATGGCAAAGAAAGCAGACCCAAGACTAGCACGAGCAGGAGTAAGCGGGTACAACAAGCCAAAGCGGACGCCTAGTCACAAAACTAAGAAGTTTGTAGTCGTTGCCAAGGAAGGTGACACAGTCAAAACCATACGTTTTGGCGATCAAAACATGAGTATTAAGAAGGACCAACCTGCACGTCGCAAGTCCTTTAGAGCGCGTCACAAGTGTGACACAAACCCACCCAGTAAACTTACAGCTAGATACTGGTCATGTAAAAAATGGTAAGGAGATAGTTATGCCAATGGGAAAAGGAACATACGGAACTAAAGTCGGACGCCCACCAGCTAAAAAGAAAAAGAAAGCTGTGCCTGTAACACGCAGCAGAGGTACAGGAAGTAGACGAGGTAAATAATGCCTAAAGCAAAACCTAAAAAAAAGTCAGGGCCTACACCTAAAAACAAGGCGTTGTATTCTAGAGTCAAAGCAGAGGCTAAACGTAAGTTTGATGTATGGCCTTCTGCTTATGCTTCTGCATGGTTAACTCGTGAGTACAAGAAACGTGGAGGTACTTATGCCTAGAAAGGTTTCTACAGGAGGTGCTAAACGTCCCAAAAAAGGTCTTACCAAATGGTTTGATGAAGAATGGGTAGACGTTAAGACAGGTAAACCTTGTGGTCGTAAGTCTACAAAAAAAGTAGGTCCTAAGAAAACCACGCGTCCGTACCCCTCTTGTAGACCCAAAGCTGTAGCAGCTAAGATGACAGCAGCAGAAAAGAAGTCTTCTGCTACACGTAAGACAGGACCAAAGGCTATTAAACACGCAGTCACAGCTTCTGGTAAACGTAGAAAAACTACTAGAAACGCTTGACATTCCTTAAAAAGTATGCTATAATTAAACTATAGTTAACAACTTTAGAGAAACTAATGACAACTGAGCTTGAAACTTATTTTAACAACTACAACGAACTCTTCAATAGCGAAGGTTTCAAACAACTCATCCAAGAACTTTCTACTAATGCACAACAATTAGCAGACATACAAAGTGTAAAAGACGTAGAAGACCTCTTCTATCGTAAAGGCCAAGTAGCTGCTTTTGCAACAATAATTAATCTACAGGGTACTATAGAGGCCGCTAGGGACCAAGCAGAGGCTGAAGAAGAAGGCCCTGTAGATGTATAAAATCTACGACTTCCGTTGTACTAACGGACATGTCTTTGAAGAATTTGTAACGTCAGGTACTACAACCAGTAGGTGCGGTTGTGGTGCTAACGCTACGAAAATGGTATCTGCCCCGTCTTTCCACCTTAATGGCTCCGATGGTTCATTCCCCGGAGCACACATTAAATGGACTAGGGAACACGAAAAAGCAGGTAGTAAATAATAACTCCACAATGATTATAATCACGGAGCTTAATAATGTCAAGAGCAACATTAGTTGACCCGCAGCCCGAAATGGAAAACGCGGACGATATAAACGAAGAAGCAAATGAGACTCAGTACGAAGAAGAAACAACTGAACAACCTCAAGAGCAGCCTACCCTTCCAGAGAAGTACCAAGGTAAGTCAATGGAAGAAGTTGTACAGATGCACCAAGAAGCTGAAAAGCTTTTAGGTCGTCAGTCCGGTGAGGTAGGTGAACTTCGTAAAGTGGTTGATGATTACATTAGTACTCAAACAATCGCTCAAGCACCTCAACAAATTGTTGAGCCTGAAGATGATATAGATTACTTCACTGATCCACAAGGTGCTGTTAATCGTGCTATTGAGAACCATCCTAAGATTAGAGAAGCAGAACAGTATTCATCGCAGTATAAGCAACAAACTGCATTGGCTACTCTTAGTACTAAACATCCAGATATGCAAGCAATACTAGGAGACCCTAAGTTTGCAGAATGGATTAAGGCTTCGAAAATCAGGACTCAGTTGTTTGTAGCGGCTGACCAACAGTATGATGCTGACTCTGCTGACGAACTATTTACACTCTGGAAAGAACGTAAAGTAGTGACACAGCAAACCGCCAATGTTGAAAAACAGGCTAGGAAGCAAACACTGAAGGCAGCTAGTACAGGTAACGCACGAGGCAGTAGCCAAGGGACAAGGAAAAAGATATATCGTCGGGCCGACATTATTAAACTTATGAGAACAGACCCCGACCGTTATACAGCATTAGCCGATGAAATCATGGCAGCTTATGCGGAGGGTCGAGTAAAATAATCTAGGAGATTACAATGGCTACTCAAACTTATCCCGGTACGGTTGGCGGTGGAAGTATCGTCAACAAAACAGCAGCTGCTACTTTTATTCCAGAAATCTGGAGTGACGAAGTAATTGCTGCCTATCAGAAGAACCTGAAGATGGCTCCTCTGGTCAAGAAGCTTCCAATGACAGGCAAGAAGGGCGATGTAATTCACATCCCTAAGCCTATCCGTGGTGCTGCTTCTGCTAAGGTTGCTGACACTGCTGTCAACATCCAAGCAAACGTAGAAGGCGAATTGCAGGTTACTGTTGATCGTCACTTCGAGTACTCACGTTTCATCGAAGACATTGTAGAAGTACAGGCGCTTAACAGCCTCCGTCAGTTCTACACTGAAGACGCTGGTTATCAGTTGGCTCTTAAGGTTGACACTGACCTTATGAA